CGGGAATCTAGTCCACCCGAAAATTTTCATTTCCGAGTTTTTAAGGCCCGCTTGGGACAATTTTAAGCTATGATTATGGCTTTTAACCTCCCTAAGGTCCGACAATTTGATCAAATCAGTTTGTCTTTCCAATAAGGTAATCACACAAAAAACTGTGAGGGAGTTAGTGAGTTCTCACTCGACTAACCTCATAGAACGATTACAAACCCCGAATCTTGGTCACCTAAGATCTTAATGAGAGCTTAAGTTTCCTTTCTTTATTTTTCTAATTAGATTGTTCTAATAGCGAGTCTTCTTGATTTACCAGTGCGTAACTAGTAAACCAAGTCTCTTAATTATTGGGCTATATCTAAAATACCTCTTAACTTGGTCTCTTCCTTTTAGGAGGAAGACCTAAAGCTGCTCTACGAGCATTATCCCTTTCTTCCTTAGATAAATGACTTAAATCGGGACCTGAAACCGAAGTTGTATCAACTGACGATTTCATAAAACCTGGTTTTAAGAATTTATCAAGTCCGAATTTTATAAAATTCTTCTGTTCAGTAACAGGAACTTCCTTAGGAACCTCTTTTCCGTTAAGTCATAAAGACTTAACTTGAAGAGCTTTCTTAGCGACGTTACTGTCCTTTACAGTATCATTTATAAAATCTAGGATTTTAAGAGGATTATCAACTACTTCTTTCCGGAGATCTTTAGGGTCCCGGAAGAAAGTAAGATCTGTCCAAGTACTTTCAAGATCTCTTTCTAAGTCAAATAATTGACTAAAAGAAAGTTTCTTGAACTTACTTGTCTCTATAAATTGATCTCATTCCATATGCTCTAATGCATTAAAGAATCTCTCTAATTCTGAATATTTATTAATTTTAAAATTCAGCATTATTGACATATTCTCAAAGCAAGAAGCAGGTGGAAATGTAAATCTGGAGAAATCCGGATTCTTTATTTCTACATACTCTGGGAAGAATCAAGAAAGAACATTTGTATAAATTATTCTCTCTTTTCAACTCAGATCATATAGATAACCAGAATCTGGTTTCTCGCTATTTACTAGAGGTACCAAGAATTTCCAAGCTGGTTTCAATTCATTCACAAAATAGTTATCGGACATTATTCTTTTGTATAATCGCTGACATCTCAGCAATAATGCAATTTTATAATTGTCCTCCGCTATTTGAGCGAATCTAAAATTCTTATGAAAATCCAAAGTATCCGTATCGATATCAAGTTTCTGACCAGATATAATTTGGTCAAAAGCTTTGATTAATCGTTTCGAATCAACTGAATCTATTTTCTTTCCGAAATAAGATCAGGGATTTTTATAAAAATTAAAAAGTGAAATCAGTTGGAGTCATGTTATACCTTCCTTATTCAAACATTTTTGAGTAAGGAACCCTATAATGGAGTGTATATAAGCGTTTTTCTTAGAATGTTTAAGTGATTGAACAAGAAGGAAAGATCTTTTTAGATTTTTCCCTATTTTTCTATTCACTAATTTTGTTGCAATGCTCAGCCTTCCAAAAAAGTTATTATTACTAATAAACTCCTTGAAAGATCAAGCAGAAACATCAAAACCATAATAAGAAGTTCGCTTTGCAAACTCTACTACAGGTTTGGAAGATATAATACTCTTTGATTTGTTTATAGTAACTCCTAACTTATCACATAAAGATAAGTAGCGATTAGCTATATTCTCCTCAAAAAGTACAATATCATCACCAAGTACAACATACTCGGCATATCAACCTTGGAATGTGGGGTACTCCATCTTATAGCAGTATTGAACCATCATATGATGTAATAGGTTCAACATCGCTCAAGATGAAAGTGCTCCCATAGGTTGTCCAACTTTATAGTAGTAATCTCCTTCTAATATTTTATAAGAATTACGATTTACTCTATAAGGTCTATCAACCAGTATCTTTAATCAGATATCTCCGAAGTTCGACCCAAACAATCCGTTTAATAATTTGGCTTGACACTCTGCAGGCAACCTATCGGTTGCAGCAGAAAGATCAAAACCAAAGGAAGCATTATACTTCAATGATAAAGATTGAGCATACAAAAATGCCTTTTCCTGATCATGAGTACCATCATTTGGCAACTTATGAAATATATCAAAAAGTTTCAAATGTAAAGGTTTTAGCAGTGATTGTGTTATTACATCAACCATCGCAAAAACCCTTA